GCAAACTTCAGATAAATGCTATCCTTCAAATCTTCCAGCATTTCTGCCTTGTATTCGATATTCTGAAGCTTACAATTTTCTTTCAGCTGATCTTCTTTCATATTCCAATATATCGCCGGGGACTTGATATGATAGCGAATAGCGGCAGAGTTGACGTTAAAATTCATAAGCAATACCGGAAGACTGGATGAAAGTTTTATCCAGTTGAAAAGGCCATAAATAGAGGGGAGAGAGTAGCTGTTGTCGAGGGCGAAAGTATATAAGTTGCTGTAACGCGTGCTTACCGGATAGTGAAACGGATTGCGGTGGTTGAAAATTGGGTATTGTTTCAATCCTTTCTCCCATGGTTTTGAGAATTTGCCGGTGATAATGTGTTTAACTTCCCCGTTTTCGGGCCATTCAAGCCTTGCATCAATGCAGCTGATGTGTTTTAGGTGAGTGATGAAGCCTTTTCCGCCAATGCGGGGAGCACGATTTCTGAAATATTTAGTGAAATGCCCGTTTATATGCCTTGTTTCTACCGTTGCCTTCATTAAATAATCTTCCCAGTCCCAATCCTTTAGCCAGGCATTCACATCCTTGTCATCCATCCATATTTTTACACGTTTACCTTTTTCTTTTTTGATAGTATAAGTATCAGGGCCTTGCGCCCAAAGCAAGTCTGTTTTTTTTGTAAGAAGTTCGGCGGTGATGTGATTGTCATTAAGTAATTTGCGCAGGTCGCCCGGAAGATCGTTTGCCGCTCCGAACGGAACTATTTGGAAATCCCCGATACGTAGTGGTGAAGTTCCGGTGTCGGCGAGGTAAGGTTGCACTCCGGAAAACGGTGTGCGGTCGGCTGCGCTTATTGATGCCGTGAAAACGCCGACACCTGTGTCAATAACGGCAAAGTTGCCTGATTTAGATATCCTCATAGAACACTTGTTTTGGTGTTAATTCAATTCCGTTGAATTTCACAATTAATATTTGCCAGCAAACACGCTTGTTTTTAGCAGGGTTAGCGATGTTTCTGTCTTCGTAAAAGAGTTTGTAGTCGGCATTGTCCAGGTTATCGCCTTTTGCAGACGGGCGCAGTATAGCCCTGTCAACACGGCGAAGGCCGGTTGCCTTCTGCCTGCTCCGATCGTATGTGAAATGTTCAAAACTGAAAGTAATGCCCTGCGCTGTAAGTTTCCGCATTTCTGCAATTGCAGTATAGAGATTCATTTTTTGCATGAGGCAAAGGTGCGGAAAGAGAAAAAAAATGCAAAGGACAAAAAAAATCCCCGGCGGGAAGGCCGGGGATGGGTGGTTAGTTTTTATCAGTTAATGTTTGTCCGTAACTTCGCCAAAAACTTTTAGCTTCCTCTATAAATGGCATTGTCAATATGTCTGCCGGATTTCCCATTTCATCATATATATCTTCTATAATAAGGCGGACAGGCGTTTCCTGAACAATATGAATCAGGCAGGCCGGGAATTGCCGGTGTAAAATATAGAGTTCATTATTTAGCGGGTCAACAGTAAACATAAATTTTGGTAGGATTCCAGAATTTTCAATTGATTCCGGGGTGAATGATTTTAACAATTCTACATTATGATCAATGGATTCGGCCAGACGGATGAAATTATCCAATGTAGGAGTATATCGGCCTTGTAACATTCTGCTTACATTATTACTTGAAAAGCCTGTTCTTTCGGCTATTTTTTCCTGTGTTATCCCATTTTTCTGAGCGAAATTCTTAATGTAAGACAACAATCTGTTTCGTAATTCTTTGTATTTTTCTTCGTTTTGTCCCATGATAATGATTTATGTCCAACTCTTTGAAAATTCTTTATCTTTAAATAATTCTACTAAACCAGATAACTGCTTTAGTCTTAGCAACTCATCGGCGTCCATCCCAATGTTTCTCATTATCCATGCATCACTCATCCCTGATTTTTTTAGTTCACCAACTATTTCAACCATTAATTCAATAGAGTGAGTTCCCCGGGCACGGTTATGACGAATGGTAGAGGCCATCCTATTTGATATATCCTTCTCTATAACAACCACAGGAAGCATTCCTTTCTCACGTTCATAAATTCTTTTTGAAAACCATTTGGATTTTGGTTTCATTAATAAGTATCTATGAAACCCGTCAACAATTTCATAAACGTCTTTATTTTCGATATAATAACAAACATCTGGCATAGTAAATCCATCTTCCCAAACTGATTTTTCCAGTAATTTCATCTCAGGAGGAGCCACTGAGTTTGGATTATAGCTGTTGGCTCTGACCTTTTCAATAGGTATCGGACGCACATTATAGACAGGTGATTTCATAGTATTGATTTGTATTTATTAATTACTTTTTTTCTGCGAGCAAATTCGGCTTTTGTCTGCCCAAACCCGAGGGTTTTACAACTTGTATCGTTTTTCATAATAGCAATACACATTCTCTTATATGTCGGTAATAGATTTGGGTTTTTAATGTCTATTTCGTCTAAATATTCTTTAAACTTAATAACCCGATATTCTGCGGTGTAATTTCTATTATTATTAGGCTTGCCAAGGTTTTTATATCCTAAATTATTATCTAATTCTTTTACTGTGTCAACAGGCAGGGCTCCTCCTTTCTCGAGCCAATAAGCGAATGATGTTTTTAGTTTTCGTAAATAATTTTCTTTAGTTTCTTTAGGAAGTGTATCCAATAAGAAATACATATACTCTTTCCATGTAAAATGAGAAGGTTTAGTAATAGAATTCCATCCCATAGCTGTTGTCCCCCCGTAAAGTCCAGTAAAGTTAACTCCATTAACTCTACCGATAAGTTTACCCCAATTATTGGGGTCAATTACTTTATAAAGTTTAAGTGTCTCTTGCCCTTGCGAAATAAATGGACTGGCAACACGCATTTGATCCGGTGTTAACCCTGCTTGATACATTAAGTCGTACAATTTATTATAGTCGTAGCCAAATTTGGCATTGGCAACCCAAATATCATCAACTAACCAGTCGTATATGGGATATGCATTTATACAACTTGAAGTTATTTTTGTTGTGTAATTTTTCGATTTATATTCGTTTTTATCTGAAATTTTAGTTACTGCTTTATACCTGTGTAAACTCTCTTGTGTTCTTATGCCAATAAGAAAACATGTTTTAAGGTTTTTTGACAAAGCTTTTGCAAGCTTAATATTGAAGTCATAATCAGCAATTTCGTAATCAAAATTAAATGGGAAATTTGATTCTGTAATACATTCTAAAGGTAGTTCACGACACCATATATCTTTATCTTCCAGTTTCCAAGGCTGCCAATAATTTTGAAACATTGAGGTGCTGCAAGGAGTTTTAACAGGTAAACAAAACCATAGTTTTCTTACTTCTTTGGGCAAACTATCGAAAGTCCTGGTAACATAATCCGTTGTCATTTGATATTGTGCTTCATAATCTAAATGATATACGACTACTTTATTAAGTTGCTGTACCGTTTTTGCATATTCAAGCACAAGATTCAGCATAACCCCACTATCTTTACCTCCGGAGAAGGATACTACAACTTGCTCAAACTCATTAAAAATAAACGTGATTCGCTCCATCGCAGCTTGATAAACATTTTTATTTGGATTATAAACTTTCATAGTTCATCTATAAATTTTTTAAAAGATACTTTTTTAAAATAATCTAACATTGATATTTTGGCTCCAATATTCTTATCAATCATTGATTCAAGTCCTATATCACCGGTTAGCTCATAATATGTGCATGTTTCTGTTTGTCCTGTCCGGAATATTCTTCTTTCTGCTTGTAATCTCAAAGCATAATCAAGCGTTTTGTCAAAGAATATTATAGTTGAATAATTTTGTAAGTTTAACCCATAAGCGTGTTTGCCGTATGTTAAAACCCTAACATCCGGAAACATTTTTGACACTGCCTCTTTAGATGCAATAAATTTGCAAAATACAATCGTTTTTGTAATTTCAACTTTGCTTAATATATCTTCAAGTATTTCGAATTTACTTAAATCTAAGCTATAACTCATTTGTAGCTCCTGAATCATAGATAAAAAAAATGTTGAATTAAACATCAATTTATACTCATATTCGAGATAGAATTCCTTAATTTCATTATAGATATCGTGTATTTCAGGACTTATTGAATAATATCTTTCGATATATCTTTTTGAAATATCAATTGACAAGTTGCTTTCGTAAACATAATATTTGATTAAAGAGTATAAATAATCAATGTTTGCATAACCGTCTATAAACTCTTTTTCATATTTCCTACCGTTTATTTTTGTTGTGATAGTAGTGTATTTGCAGAATGTATTTTTGTATTCTGCAATATGCATATTAAATATCTTAGGACTTAAAAACTCAAATTGAGCCCATAAATCAAGAACATTGCGGCTCAGTGGTGTGCCGTTTAGTATTAATTTGTATTCACAATTTTTGCCTATTTCCACTATTCTTTTAGTTCGTTTTGCTTCAAAGTTCTTTATTTTCAAGCTTTCATCACAAACAACAAATGAGTTATTTTCAGATACCTTATTAAGCAGATATAAAAACGTTTTGTCCGAATTAGATAATGTTTCAATTCCTACAATATCTAACTCGATACCGAAACCGCCACATTTATCAATTTCATCACGCAGGTTCTGTTTTGTGCGAAAAGGCGTAAGCCATAGCACATAATTAATATCAGGCACGCTTTTGATCAATTCATAAGCGGTCCTGGTTTTGCCGGTTCCAGGCTCCATAAATAAAGCTCCCACCTTATACTTAGAAATCTTTGCTATGGCTTCGGATTGCTGTTTAAGAAGAATAGATATTGTATTCATTTAAAAGTTTTTGGGCATCGCTTCTTGTAATCTTTCTCCTACCTGTCTTTGATGAATTAACGAAATAATGAAATATCCTATCGGGATCTTCTGTTACTTCTAATGTAATTTCAGGCTTATCATTTCCCTCATAATATTGTAATGTTATGTATTTTTGAGGTTGGCCTTTTGCTTTTTTCTCTACTTCTTTTATTGTTAATTTTGTTGCACTCATCTTTTTAATTCTTTAATAGGTTTAACATTATTAATTTTAATTTTATCAGGTGTATGATGTGATATTGTAGGAGTATTGTCAATACTGTAATTGTTACACCATTCAGCATTGAAATTATTTATTAAAAACTGTCTGTCTGAATAATCAGGATATTCTACGCCACACCATACAAACCTTTCTTCACTATTATCAAATACCGCGATTACAAAAGCGTTTTTTAATTTACTTGAAAATGCTCTCTCAAAAGAATCAACAAGTTTTAAATATTGTTTGTCAGATAAATAAAAAACTGCCGTATTTTTTTTATTAAAGAAGATACGAACCAAATTACTTGTCCGTAACCTCTTTAATAATTCATAATCGTGTATTGATGTTGTTATCACTTTTTTGAACTAATCTTACGAAAGAAACCTGCTGCAAACTTAACTCCATTGCATTCTTTTTTGTCGTATAATAATAGAGTAGAATAAATTTCACGTTCGAGTTTTGAAAATTTCTCATCTGCTACTCTAACAAAAATGGGTTTTATAAGCGATTTTTGGAACTGCCAATCTTTTTTATTGTTTTCTTGAAAAAGAAAATCATCCAAATATCCATAGTCTGTCCTGTCGGCATATTCTTCATTTGCAACAATACCGGCTAGGTATCCAAACAGATATGAGGCAAATTGATGTTCGCTTATCACGCGATTTCCTTGTATTCCATTCACAGGGAATTCTTTTAACATTTCATCAAGTATCGGAAAGGTTGATCCTGATGTAAATTTTTCTGCTAATTCATTACTTTTTGTCATAATTATATTTTTTTATATTGTTAATAAATTCCAAGATGGTGCGATTTTTATCTATTTAAACTTTTATCAATTAATGCTTCTTTATTTACTTTCTTAGGTATATGCCGTATAACGGTAATTTTCGGTGCCATTTTGCCGGTATCGGTATAAAACCAAGCTTCTTTTTTTCTTGAATATTGGATATTTTTCCGTTCCAATATCCAAGCGGTGATCCACCATGCTTCTGATTTGGATATGCTCCAATCTCGACCTAATACCTGTGATTTTGGGATAATAGCCTCGGAGCCGTCAAAAGAGATGGCTTTATAAGCCTTGTCAGATATACTGACAAGGCTTTCAAGTCGTACTGAGTAGCATTTAGTTTTCATTCTAGTAAAGTGCTAATTTAATAAAATGATTAACAGGCATTTTAATGGGAATTTCGAGGTAAATTTTCATTAAGATTTCCTCGATTTGTTTTCTGAGCGGTTTATTGTATTCGCTTGCTCTATTAAATTCTTCGACAGTATTGCAAATTTCATTTTTGAAATTATTTCTGATATTACAAGCCTCTTTCCAGAGGTATGCCATTTTTGCAGATATTGAAGTTTCAAAGACTATTCTTTCACCCCTGTCCGAATCGGTAACACCATTGCGGCGCCCCACCGGAAATTCTTCCCCGTCTTCTATGAGGATGATTTGATGTTGTACAGCCTTGTCAGAGGCATATTCGTAATAGTTCCAAGCGTTGCCAATGTAGCAATCAACTTCGTTAATAATAAGTTTGGAAGATTTTGAATTTGTTTTCATGATACTTTCGCAGACTTTATCCTCCTGCTCCGGAGTTCTTGTTATTTATTGATACAAATATACTATCATTTTTGATAGTATTTACATTTTATAAAATTTATATTAATTCTAAATAAGAAAAAGGGATTATCAGCTAAGCTGATAATCCCGGAAGATTTCATTCATAACATTCTCTGAATAGTTCAAATTCAAATTCGTATTGTTCAGGATGTTCATCTGATAGCCATTGAGCATATCCTACCCAGTAGATGCTATCTATAAACTCAATAAATAATT